GATGCGTGATCGTAAATGTTGCCATGACCCAGACCCTCTCTGCTCGCGTCGATCAGGTGAGCTTGACGAACTTCGTCGCGTCGACCATCTTGGTCGCGAAGTAACCGCGGAAGGCGATCGTTCGCGAGAGGGTGGACGGAGCGTCGATCGAGATCGCGCCCTTCTGCTGTTCCCAGATCTGGTAGCCGGACGGGTCGCCGACGATCACGGTGTCAGCTGCGAATCCGCGATCCACGATGACAGCCAGACCGAACGCTTCGCCGACGCGGTTCGCGCTGGCGGGGGTCTGCGATCCGAAGGCGTTCATCGGGGCGGTCGGGGCCAGAAGCGGTCTGCCGGTCGTGTCCGTCAATTTTCCAAGAGACGCGAACATGTTCGGGCTGAGAAACAGGTGGGTCGGCAGGTTGCCGTTCGAGTTCGTCAGGATGGTCGAGGCCGCGTCGTAGATGTCCGAGATCCACTCGCTCGGCGAGGTGGGGTCGGTCAGGACGGCGCTCTGCGAGCATCCCGCCAGGAGCTGATCCGCGGCGTAGTTGTCGGTCTCGTACGCGTAGACGCGGGCCATGTCGTCGAGCATCGAGCCGATGATCTCGGGCGACGACCAGTCGATGATCTGCTCCGACACCGAGGCGTAGCCTCCGAAGGTGAGCTTCGTGATGTCGAACGAGGCGACGGCGTAGGTCGAGGCGGTCAGGGTCGCGAGCTGCGAAGCCTGGTTCCCGATCGAGTTGTGAGTGTTCACGTACGGAACGCGGAACACGGCGCCGTCGGCGGGCATGGCGCGAACCACGCAGGCATCGACGACAGGTCGCCGCCCCTGGAAATTGTTGTAGATCGGGGAGAGCAGGATTTCGGGGAGGAATCCATCGTTTCCGCTCGTGGTGACATCAGGAGCTGCCGCGCGGAGCTGCTTCTTCATGGCCTCGGCGGATTCGCCTCCGCGGAGGATGCCCGCGATGTACTCGGCGGGGCTGGGCATGCGGGCGGGCCGGACGGCCTGCGCGTAGATCGGATGGGTCGCCACGGCGGCCTCGATCGGGGTTTCTTGGGTGTCCATGTTCTCCTCCTCGGAGTCTTGGTGGATGGGTTGGGTGGGCGCGTCCTGTTCTTGATCTTCCTCGGGCGCGGACGCGAGCACCGAGTGAACCTGGGCGGCCTCGAAGGCCGGAGTCGTGACGACCGACAGCTCGACCATTCGAGCCTCGGAGACGAGCATCGTTCCGTCGTTCGTCGTCTTGTACTTGACGGGGATAGCGCCGACAGACACGGAGTCCAGGGCGCCCATCTTCAGGAGTTCGAGCGCATCGTCGCCGGCGCGGGTCGGCGCGATCTTCGCCTCGAACATGAGACCTTCGTCGGTTGACGCGAGAGCGGTCACCTTCCCGATGACGCGAGTGTCGTCGTGGAACTCCAGAAGCTTGACGGACGTCGGGTCCTCGGCGATCGCGCCCTTCTCGAAGACGACGGACTCGCCTCCGCTCAGGATCGCCTGAGTGTCCCAGGGGACCGCGAGTCCGGTGATCGTTCGCTTCGGTTCGCCGTCAGGAGCTGCGGCGTCGAGCGTGACGAGTTGGGCGGTGAGACGGATCATGCGTCCTCCATGTCAGGCGCGCGAACGTTCATGTCGTCCTCTACGCGGACGTCTTCCATGATCTCATTGTCGTAGATGTACTCTTCGAGATCGAAGTGAACGAATCGCCCGCGGGGCAGAATGTTATTCATCGACAGCGTTTCCTGGATACAGTCGATGTACTGGCGGGCGCCGAAGATCAACAGATCTTGGCGGGCCTGCTGGGCGTTCGAGTAGGTGAACGATCCAGGTACGCCGATACCGAGCAGATACGGCGGGATGCCGGTATGACGCGAGAGTTCGAGCGCCTGGAACTGGCGAGATTCGACGAGCTGAAGCTTCGACGGATCGGACGAGAACTCTTTCCAGGTGACCGCCGAGTTCAGGGCGCCGACGGCGGAGACGCGACGGGCGTTCGCCCAGGCTGCGGCGAGCTCGCCCAGATCCTCGCTCGACATCGGTTCGGAGGTGTCGGTCTGCTGAAGATAACCGGCTGCGATCTCGGTTGACGCGAAACGATCCGCGGCCTGATCGAGTTTGAGAGCTGTCGAGATGGAGCGGGCGCCGATGTAGATCAGGCCCTGGGTCGGCGCGATGAACTGGATCGTTTCGTTCGGGTCGATCTCGACGCCGTTAAACAGAACCTGTTTCGAGAAGCCGAACCATTGCGGGCCTGCCTGATCGAGGAACGACACGCCTGCCTGGGGGAGCCACTGGAACGAGAGGGGACGTCCGGTCGCCTGGGAGCGTGACGTCACGAACCAGGTCGCGCGGCCTCGCATCATGAGATCCGTGACCGTCTGCGACATGATGAAGTTTCGGGTCACGGTCGGGTCGGGCTGAACCATCCACGGTTCGAGTTCGAGATAGATCTTCTCGTACTCTTCCCCGCTCCACTGTTCGGTGTAATGCTTCAGCTTGAGACAGCCGACGACCGAGGCGATCATCTGGATTGAGCGGGCGATGGTGGGGACGGAGAGGGCGAGTTCCTCAGTTCTCCCGACCGAGTAGCTGTAGAACTCGCCGATCCCCGCCTGGGTCGCGCTCGAAGCGGCAGCTTTCAGAGGAGAAGAGCCGAACGCCGCCTCCTGTTTCTTTCCGCTGAACAGACCCACGGTCCGGAGTCTCCCACCGTTTCCGAGCGATGTCTACGAGGGTCAGTAGGCCGCCATAGCGGGACGATTCTTCGATACGGGCCGCGACGCGAGGCTGATCGCCCAGACGGCGCATCGGGCCGCCTCGATCGGCCCTGGCGACTTCTGCGATGAGAGGACGGATGTCCCGCTCGTCTTGACGGCGACGGCGCGTCCCAGGTGCTCGGCGAGCGTGACCGATCCGTCGTGAGTGACCTTCCCTTCGACGATCATCGACCGGACGAGCGAGGTGTACTTCACGAGCTCGGCGTAGCCGACGATCTGGGTTCGTTTCGCGTAGGCGGGCGGAAGGTGGATCTCTAGCGACGGGGTGACGGCGAGCTTCAGGAGGGGCTCCTCCATCTGGCGGGCGACCTCGGCCCAGAGGGCGGTCTCGGAGTCGACGACGAACGCGAGCTCGACGCGCACGTTCGGCCCGTCGGCGATCGCCCTAATCCCGACATACCGCGAATCGTCGAGGGACGAGTCGACGGCGAGGATCCCACCAGGCGGGGTCGGGTCGCTTGAGCGGCACTGCTCCCAGATACCGGACGGTAGCCAGGACTGGTTCGCGGCGATGAACAGGTTCAGGTGGGCGCGGAGGAAGGCGTTCCGATCGGGTGAGTCGTGAGCTGCTTCGAGAGCTGACATGGAGATCGTTTCGCCGAGCGCCGGATTCGCCCAGGCCCACCAGGTCCGGTCGTCCAGGTTCACTCCAGGCGGAGGACTCCAGGAGGCGTAGTAGAGGCGCGACGGGCGTTTCATGTCGATCGAGGCGGTCGCCTGGGAGATCAGGCGGAGCATCGCGACCGAGCTCTCGTCTCCGGCGGTCGACCACATGGAGAGGAGCGGATTCTTTCGCGCGATCTGCGAGGGCCGGTAGGCGTCGAACAGGACCGACGGCGACACGGCCCAGAGCTCGTCGACGACGATCAGATCGTTACTCGATCCGTGAGCGTTCGATTCGGTCGCAGCTGCGACACTCCAGCAGGACCCGTCGGGAAGGTCGGCCCGCATCCGCCCATAGGCCCAGGTGATCTTCGCGCCGAACTGGGCCTCCAGGATCGGAGCGATCTCACGGAACAGGGCGGTCGCTCGGTCGAGCTTATGGGCAGTCGAGAGGACCTGCTGGGGTCGCCCGCGTAGAGCTGCGAACTCGGTCACCCACCAGCCGAGCAGGGCCTGGCAGCCGACCGTCTTCCCGTTCTGTCTTCCGCAGGTGACCAGACTCTCGCGGAACTCCAGATCGCCGGAACCGTCGTGGCGGAGCTGACCGTCGAGAGCGATCTTCTGCCACTCGAACATGGACCGGCCCAGGTGCCGTTCCGCCCAGGCCGCGACCGAAGGCCCGAAGCTGTGCTCCCCCCGCTGGGGCGTTTCGATCCGTGGCTGAACATGACGCGAATCCGAACCTGGTCCGTCTCGATGCGAATCAGTTCCGCCTGGTTCCGACCCTGATCCTTCGTGGATAGACGGAGAGTGGGGGCTCGGGGTGAATCGTTGGGCGTTTGGAAAACTTTCTGAGCTTTCGTTTCGCGTTTGGATGCGGAGGGCGGTCTTTCGGTTGACGTAGCGGGCTCCTCGGGAGGCGTTACAGGAGGCGCAGGAGCCGACGATCATCGTGATGTCGAATGGGTCATCGCATCGGTCGACCTCGATGAGGTGGTCGGCCTGGGTGGAGGGTTTAACCTGGCACCAGTGGCAGATCGGTTGGGCCTCGATGATTTGCTTCCTGATTGCCTTCCAGCGGGCGGTTCCGTAGATGGGGTTTCCTGCCATTAGCCGATCCCGTCGCCGTTACAGGTGGGGCAGGTGACGATCGTGTCGTCGTCGACTGTCTTCCCCTGTCCGTGGCAGTGTCCACAGAGGCGAGCCCTGGGTGTCTTACTAGATGCCAACTTTCTTTGAGTCTTTAGTAATTCAGTCTTTAGTAATACGTCGGCATTTTCCCCACGGGGATTATCCCTCTGAGGTGGTGGACATCTGTCCACAGAATCCCCAGGGTTTCCCACAGGCTGAGGCGTGTCGAACACTTCGGTTTCGTACTGCCAGCGTCCGGCCTGATCCTGGTATCGGCGCGTCCGAACATACCCTCGGCGCCGCAGCTCTACGAACGCGGTCCGGATCGCGTCCAGACCCTCCTTCTTCACGGTCGCCAGATGGGCCGTGGAGGTCCGCCAGTCGTCCGGCTTCGAGAGGATGTAGATCAGGACGCCCGTCGCCTTAAACGACAGCTCAGGATCGGCGATCACCTCGTTTCGGACGACCGTCCAGTTCGTCTCAGGTCGCGGTGTCCTGCGGATCATCGGGCCACCTCGCGCAGGATCGCGGTCTCATCGGTCCATCGGGTGCCGTAGATGCTCACGATCTCCCAGCCATAGTCGCGGGGCCGGATGAACAGGACCGCCGTCCAGATAGGGCGGTAATACTCTTCCGAACGTTCCTCGTTCGGTATGTCCGATCGGACTTGATACTCCAGCGGTCGGATCGGTTGGTGCCAGGGATGGTTCATGTTCTGCTCCTTGATAGTCGGTTGATGATTTGGGGAAGGTCGGACGGATACCAGACGTAAGCCTCGGCTCCAGCTGCGATCAGGGTTCGGACCCAGGCGACCTGACCGGCGGACAGGCGGCCCTTCTCCTTCTTCAGCTCGGCGAAGATCAGATCGCCGTCAATGCCACGAGACAGGACGAGATCGGGAAAGCCGGCGTCGCCCTGGATCGGTGTCGCCCATCGCCCAGGGCGGATCTGGGCGGGCCTGAAGTGAGCCACCTTCCATCCGCGGAGGCGGGCGATCTCGATCACCTGACTCTGAAACTCGCTCTCGGTCATAGAAGCTCATCTATCGAGTGAAGGTGAGTAAACGGAACTAACCACTTCCGCCACGAATCGACCCAATACTCGTCGGTCGCGATCTCGGCAAACGAAGCCCAGCCGACCAGGGTGACGACCCGAGGATCCATGCCGACCCAACAGAGGATGTACGGCGTAAAGGGCTTATGACCGAGCTTCTGATCGCGTTCGGCGACGATCAGGTTCCGATTCTTTGTCGTGGACTTCACCTGGTATGGGCCGACATCGGTCGCCCGAGGGTCATAGATGCGATGGGAGGTGACCGGATGTCCGGTGACGCGAGAGACAGCGATCTCTCCGAGCATGCCCAGCAGATGCCAACGCAGCTGATCGTCCTCGGAGGCGCCCTGCTTCCCGAAGTGCTGACGCCCGTTCTCTAGCGCCCGACGACGCTGATCGTGAGCTTCCTCGATCGCGAACTCGTAGTCGTCGCGGGTTAGCTCGACGCGCATCAGAACGGATCCTCGGTCTGGGCCTGCTTCAGGCGGTCGATCTCGGCGGACGCTTCGCGCTTGGAGAGCGCTCTCGGGTCGCCCTGATACTTCAGAGCGCGGAGGAGCTTCAGCTGAGCGTCAGACGGGCCGTCGCCGGACGGGGCGGGCGCATGGCCCATACGAACGACCTTCTCCATCTCCTCGCGAGACGGACGCTTAGACGCCTGGAACGTCCAGTTAGCCAGGGCGCGTCCTACGGCGCTCGTCTCGCACACTTCGACATGGCTTGTCGCGTTCACGCCGCGATCGGTCTTCTCCTCGTGGGCGTAGCCGGTCGCGGTCGGGTTCGGGTCGTCTCGATGCCGGTAG